TGATTCTCATAACGTTTATATTCCAGTCCGAATAGTGCATTCAGGCCTGGTTCTAGTTCTTTAACTAGTTGTCCTCTTGATATAGCCATTTTTTTTCTCCTATTCTAACTATTATATGCCGTTATTTTTAGCATTATATAAGTGTTCGTTGATCATAACAACAAAGTTTACATTGGCTGCGCCAATTTCATTGTTGTCAATGTCTTTTGAAACACCTACTACTTTTAGTTGTGCCGTACCAGTAGTTGTAGTCGAATCATTTAACTCCGCTTTTGAAACGTAGTTAGCAGAATCTCCTGCAGTTACTTCGATATCGTAATTCATGAACACATCAGTTTGTGCCGAGGCACCTGCGTTGTTCGATTGAATCTCGAATCTTTCGTACGGGTCGTCGCTTACGAAAGCTGCTATATCCGAAGCATTTGTGCTCCCCGGATAATAGTTGCTCCACGTAGGCTTGCTTGTTGAAGGGTCTGTATAAAAAACACCATTAAGTCCTCCCAAAAGAAACGCTTCCGAAGCTGCAGCTTGGTGAATTGTACCTGCTGCTGTCGCGGAAACCGCATCTTGGAAATAGATAGTAGTAGTATCGTTCGCTGTGATACTATACTCACCTAAACCCTGGTTATCTCTATTCTGACCCACTTTGCCAATAGCTCTTAAGCCAAAGGCTGCGTCTTTATTAGCCATAAAGGCCTCCTATAAATGTGCCTGTCCCCGAAGGAACCTCCAGCACGGGTTAGTAGATTTTTAATGGTTTGAGAAATTCTATATTAGGATTTCTTTGAGCCACCAAAAGTTACACGAGTCTGCCTATCAACATTGATCGGCATACTTGGGTGCTCTTCCTTCATAAGATCTTTATCCATCGCTTCAACTTTGTCATTATGTTGTTTGGCATAATAGTCGCCGCGTTGTTTTATAATCTCATCCGGTACTCTAGCGAGCACTAGGCCGCCAACCCCGATCACTCCCTTGTATTTACCGTCTTCAACTATAGGATAGTCTGAATCTGGGTATTCATCGGCTCTAACTAATTCATATCCAGATCTAAGTCGACCTTGGACATTTTTAGAATCGTCAAATCCCATACTTTCAGCCCTTATCCATCTGTGCTGAAATCCTGACGGTGCAGGGGGTGCATCTAAAGATGATGGTGGAGTCCAAACTTTTTTTCGAGATTCTTTTTCTCTGGTTTGACTCGCACGGGAAGTTTTTTTATCGTTACTCATATGCTTACGCCTCCTTCGTGATGTTTAATTGTTTCGCATACTCTTCAAGTGGCACACCTAATTTTTTAGCGATTGTAACTTGAGACGGTGTGAGCCTCACTGTTTTGCGACCAGTCTTTCCACTTCGCTTCGCTGAAGCTACTGTTTGTGGTGGTCTAGTCGAATCCGTTACATCTCTCTTATCAAATTTATGGGGAAATTCAAGTCTTATTTGTTTATCAATCTCCTCATAATATTCGTCACTTGATGGATCAAAACCTTCTTTATCTACTAACTTAGCATGTAAATCAAAAGCAGTATAAGTCATTGCTGTATCCGCACCGAACCATGGATTTTTATCACTCCACGCTTCAGCTTTAGGATCAGGTGTTCCTTTTGCCGCCATTTGTCTACCTAATGTAGGTTCCGGTTTTTTCTCCGCCTGTTGTTTTTCAAACGCCGCTTGAGCTTCCTTGGTCTCATTTAGCCTCGCTTGTTTGTATCCTAATTCAGATATCTTAGCCATTGCAGTCGCTTCAGCGCCGAGATCTTGTGCTTCTCTAGCTGCTCCAAGTTGTGCTTTAGCTGCTTCAATACCTGTCGTGATACCTTCTTCGCTTACAGAAAGAAAGTTAGGTTCTATCCTTTTGAGTTTAGCTTCCGTATCTTTCTTATCCCTCATTACTCTTTGAGCATAAGAAAGAGCTTCGTCTTTTTGACGTTCGGCTTCTCTCCATTTTTTAGTTAACTTAGCTATTCTTTTCTGTACGCCGTCACTATAATCTTTCAATTCGTCTGTATCATCTTTCTTTTCTACTATGACTTTGCTTTCATTCTCATAAGAGATATCTGTCCCATGATCTTTTTTCTTTTCATAGGTTCTTTTATCTTCAGTAGATTCTTCAACAACTTCTCTAACTGTAGGTTCCTCTTTGGGAACTTCTTTTTCTACAATTTCAGATTCGTTTTTTGACTCAGGGATATCGACATCCATCGCTGGACCTGAAGTATCGATATCAACTGTTTTTTTTACTTCGTCTGTGGTTGGCATAGTTTCCTCCTTCTATGTTTTAGTATTGATGAAGTATATCTTCGGGGTCATCTATAGTTGCAAGTACTTCATCATCATTTAGCAAACGTACTTCACCCCCGTCAATTTGAATTCTGCTTCCGGCGTATCGAGCAAAGATTACCCAATCACCCTTCTTGCACCAGGGACCTTCTGGAAATTTTTCTTTGTCGTTATAAATATCTGGCCCAGTCTCTAAAATTAATCCACATGTTGAAGCAACTTGTTGTCTCTCCAAAGTATCTTGTCCTAGAAATAAACCACCTTTAGTTTTTTCAGGCATTTTAAATGGAAGAACTAATAATCTCCACCCAGTTGGTTTAGGTAATTTAGTTGATTCTTTTTTCTTTAAACGTTCGTAACCGTCTACTTCTTTTTGATGCTGATCCTTGGATTCTTTTTCGTATTTTTCTGCCAAAGCATATTTAATCTTTGGTGGTGAATTTGATAACACTTCCTTTTTCATTTTGCTCCTTTTTATCTAGCAGGCTAGAGATGTCCTGTGATATTTTTAAATAGGCGTGAGCCTGTCCCATCATATATTTATATTTTTCCATATTGTCAATACCACCAGCTATCATGGCGTCGCCGATTTGTTGATATAATTCTTTTAAATTTCTTTGTATCTTACTTATTAGTGTTAGTTCGTCCATTTTTCTTCCTTTTCTTTTTCTTTCCTACTGGTTTACTTCCGTATGTTTTCGTCCAATCTCTAGCTATTTTAGGTTCGTTTTTCCACAAATAACGTCTTTGTTTCTCAGACTTAAAAGGCATCTATATTTTAGGCATCTTAAAGCCAGGGTTAGAATAGTATTTAGCGTAAGATTTATTTCCTACTTTAGTACCTCCTAAATCCCCATGTACGTAACTTCCAATATAATTTTTTTGAGCCTGCTTAATCATGGAATTAGTTCCACCTACATTAAAATATTTTCTACCTTCAAGAGCAATTGTTCTGGCGGATTTAACAGGTGGTTTTTTCTTCTTCCCACCCTTCATTTGTTGAAGTAGTTTCTGAAGCTTTTTTGTAGCCATTAGACTTTAGATCGAGCACCAACTAACGTGATGTTTTTAGTTGAACCATCAAAGTTAGTAGATTGTCTACCTTTAGTTATATTGATTGGGACTGCATGAGCAGAACCAGTTGGAGCCAAACCCGAACTAGCTGGTGTTGGAGGAGTTATTCCTCTTCCATTACCTGCACTTGTTGGTCCATTTTTAATTAATATAGAAGTGTTGATTCCTCTTCTGTTCATATTAACCTCTTTTTAATTCTCTTACGACTCGTCTTTTTTCAGACTTAAGATTTCTTTTGCCTTTTTTAGTGTAAGCTTTTTCCGCATCAACTCTTCCTAGTTCTTCTAGCCTGTTCATACGACTTGTATTTTTTCTTTTAGCTTTGCCACCTCTTCTAAGACTAACACGTTCAGATCCAGTTGCCCAAGCTTCGCCGGCTACTTTTGGTCTTCCAGAAGTTGAATGAAATTTTTGTGCCATGTTTTCTCCTTATTTATTAATTTTACCTAATTTTCTTTTGCCCCATTTTCCATAAGACTCATCTCTTCTATCTTTGAAAGATTGTTTCTTCGTAGACTCTTTTCCACGTCTTGCGCTGATAGACTCATCTTCTCTATCTTTGTAGCCTTGTTTTTTCTTTTTAGTCGAGCCACCTTTTCCGTATGGGAATCTAACATTTGATCTAACACCATTCTGTCTCATAAATTTTTCTCCTTGTTCTATTTATATTATTTTTAATTATAGTTGTCTAGTCTATTTTTTACCATTCCTAAATATTTGAGTGCCCTTTATACCAAAAATACTGGCGCAGACAAGGATCCATAAATTTGTAAACCACGTCGGCAGTGCCGAAAAATGCTCGAAGAAAGTTTTTATCTTCTCCATCGCCATCGGATCGTCCGACCATACCCCCCAGGCGAGCACCAAAATGGGCAGTGTGAGAATCGCTAAAACGACCTCGTCCTTGTAGTCGTTATCTCGAGATTCTAAGAGTTTTCCCTGGTATTCGCTCTCCCCGCGGGCCATTTTTGTGGCTGCCATGTGTTGAGCGTCCGCCATAGCCATTTTTGTCTCTTGACGCTTTTTATAAATATGCGAACCAGCGTTTAATGCTAGTTTAAGGGCTCCTAAGATAGGGAATGCCATACTAGTACCAAGTAGCAGTTTTATTTTTAGATTTTAACATTCTTCTAGTTCCTTTTACTTCAACTTTATCACCAGTTGGAATTACATTTCTCTGTATTCCATCAGCGTTAGTTTCAGATCTAGAATCCCACTCTACATTTTGAGAAGGAATGTTAAGATCAGACTGTTTAAAAGATTCTTCTTTTTTAGCCATAGTTTCTCCTTATTTTTTTCGTAACTTTTTCAATGTTATAGCAAATCTTGCTCTTTGTCCAAGCTTTCCTGGTTTCTTAGCAGCTGCTTGTAACTTTGAAGCGGGTATTGTCTTACCTTTTTTAATACCCATTGATTTTCTTAGGGCTCCAGGTTTTTTTATCGCTTTTTTGATGTTTAATGTCATCTGTTTTCTCCTTTGTATTTTTCAATTTCAACACTTGGTATCATTTTGTCTACATTAGGTATAGTTTTACCCAGTATTGTCTTCTCAATTGATGTATCAGCTCTTAAATTAGCTAATTTATCGTTTTGTTGAAGCTTGTCTTCATGTTCTTGTCGGTTCATTATCGACTTCATTCGATCTAAGTTGATTTTTTCTTGTCCTTCGCTTTTTTTACGTTCATTATCCATCGCCCTAAGGTCTAACTCTCTTGCTCTTAACTTAGCAATTGGATCATTATCGAATTGAGACGTAATTGCCTTTTCTTCCTTCATGAATTCTTCCATCATTTCCGCAATCAACACAGCTTTTCTTGCTTCTATCTTTTGAGACATCTGCATAACTTGTTGTTGGAGCTGTGGATTCTGTTGTGCCATCTGACTCATCTGTGCAATCTGGGCTAATTCTTGTGGGAACTCTAACTCTATCTGTTCTTGAGACATTAAACTAATATGTTCAAAAACATTTTTTTCCATCGCTGCCATAACCATTGGATTATTTCTAGCGATGTTAGTTGCCATAAAATTTAAATGCGAAGTTATATGTGCTCTATGATCTTGACCAGGGAAAGCTTGAAAAGGTTTTCCGGAAAGAGCCATGATATTTTCTAAACTTGGATCTAACGGTGTCGGCTGTTGGGGTTTAACCAATAACGTATCAATATCTTTTACACCTAAAGCTTCGTACATATTTCTATACGCTTGATACAAATTATGCATCTGCGGATTTGAGGTTGCCAGCTGCAACTCTGTTTGCGCAAGGGATATACGCTGAGTTTGAGAAAAGATGTTAGGGTCAGCAACTGGCAATATATCTACCCGATCATCAAAGTCTGATTGTTTAATCATTCTTTGACCCCCAACTATGTCGTACGGATATTCCGGAGGTAAATATAGCTTGAATACTCTCGCAAGAAGTTTGAATTCCTGCTTTAATGAAGAGTAAATTCTTTTGTGAACAGCGGACATTGTTCTGCTTCCACGTTCTAATAAGGCAACTGTTGTTCCAACAGCGGCTTGTTGATTGCCATCACCAACTTGTAAATCTGCAATAGATGCAAATCTCTGGCCAGCTTGAACCACGATACCCATTAAGTTTAATAAAGTTGCCGATGGTTCTTTAAATGGCAACATCATAAATGAATCTTTTAGATTTCCACCAGGAGCATCAACGTCTCTAAACTCTCCAGGTTGAATTGATTGGGCGTCGTCTCTAATTCTAATCCCACGCATTTTAAAACCAGCGGGTAAGTTGGATAAAGTCCCTGCGTCCAATAATTGACGAAGTGCAGCAGTTGCAGTTCTACTCAGTCCGCCAATCATATGGATGAGACCAAAACCATAAAAGCCTAGACCCGGTAAAAATTTAAAATGAACGAAGTAGTCTATTTTATTTTTCTTGGGATCGCCAATTTCATAGTTTCTTTTAATTGCTAAAACATTTCTTGTTGCTTCTTCAACTGTGACAACGTAAGGAATTTTAATTCCTGAAGGTTCACCTGATTCATCGGCATCTTCAAAACCTTCAATGTCTAAGTTGATATGACACTCTAACAAAGTATAAACATCATCGTCTTGAGTTTTTCTTTGTCCTTCTAATTCTCTCTCTTTTTTCTCGACATCATTTTCAACATTTCTTGGCTGGCCTAATTCTATATCTCGATAAAAGCCTGCCACTTGTTGTTTTCTTAATTCGTTTTTAGATACCTTTACCCGATGGATGATTGCCTCCGCATCTTCTAATGAGGTAGCAGTATACGGTACAATCAAATCATCTGCCGGTACAAACTTTGATGTTGGCGCTCCCTCAAGTTCATCGTAATAAACTTTTTTAAAAGCTGATCCTGCTAGTGGTAAATAAAATAGCATTTGATCAAAGTCTGGCTCATAATCTTTCATTTTCTCCATGAGCTCGTAATTCATATAATCTTTTACCCGTTGAGACTGCTGTTGTTTTTCTGGTGTTGGAGCACCAATCACAGCTGTTCTCACCGGGCCATCTGCGGGCAATAATTCTTTATAAGCTAAAGCTTGAAACTGAGTTACCGCTTCAGCAAGTACTGGGTGAGTTGCCCCACTCGCACCTTGAAATGGTTCGGTTCGCATATCGTATTTGAAACCTAATAAATCTAATCCTGTGGTATAAGTTCTTTCCCAATCTTTTCTACCCATCTGGTAGTCCAAATATTTCTGGGACAGGTCGGCGCCCATTTCTTGTAACACATTGTCTGGTAAAAATTCGGCTAAGTTGGCATAATGCTCGTCGCCACCTTCTGGGGAAACTGCATTGGGATCAAAATTAATTTCAACTGATCCATCTTCATTTTCTGTTGTTTCAATGGGCCCTGGTGCCTGTTCCTCTTCTACTGAAACTTCTTGAACAGTTTCTTGAACTTCTTCTTCACCCGGTATGGTTACGGACCCTCTTGGTCCTTGTGTTAAGGACTTGTCTATTTTGTCTGCCATTACTTTTCTCCTGCGTTGTTTTAACAGTATTATAATTAATATTCAACCCCTGAGGCGTGGGTCCTGATTCAGGCGCCAGGAGCCAGGTCTTAGGATATACCTGCGATTTGTTTCGCGTACTTGCCATATACTGGTCCTCCTTTTTCCTTAGGTAATCTCATAAAAGTATCAGTCCCTGTTTCAAAACTTTCTAATAAATCTGCTATTTCCTCTGCGCCATAACCAACAGCTGTATAATATTTTTCTAAACCATCAGAGAATTGATCCTTTAAATTTTCGTTATACAAAGCCTTTTCTTCCTTACTCAAATCATTATATTTCTTTGCCTTCTTATTATACCCTGAGACTTTTCCAACTTGAAACTCTGAGTCAACTGTGGACATATCGGCAAAAATATTAGAGCCTTTTAAAGTCTGTCCTATTTTTGGGACGTCTAAACTAATCTTAGGAATTCTTTTTTCCTGACCCCTAAAATAGGGATTGTCTTTTTGCCTACTAACAATGGAATTTATTATGTTGTTGTAATTATCTTCCATTTCTTTTTTAATATTTAAAAGTTCTAATCTATTATCTTTGGTTATTTCTTTATTATTGAATTTTTTTAATTTATCAAAAATTTCATAATATTTATTTTCAAAACCTTCCCCAATTAAAATTTTTTGATTTACAACAGGGTCTTGAAAAACTAAGGTTTGAATATCATTTATGTTAGACCCCTTTAATAACTTGCTATATTTATCCGCTATTTTTATAGACATGGGGTGTCCAATATCTTCCAGTGCGCCCGCTTGATAAACATCTACATCTTTAGAAATTTTTCTAATCTGTTGATTAAATCTATTAAAAAGATTTTTTAAAGGACTATCTATTTTTTTCAGAAGTTGATATCTCTCTCGCGGAGCAACAATACCTGTCCCTTGACCATATGCATGTTTGCCTTCTGACCACTTGGTTAATTTAGAAGCTGCATCCCCTAGGTTAAAAAATCTTTCTGTTTTGTTTGATCCCATTCCTTTTTCATTTACCACACCTAAGTCTTTTAAATTAGTTCCTAGAGTTTGAACAGCATATGTACTATCTCTATCTATTCCAAAAACATCCGCTAACGTTTTTAAATTATAAAAACCATCTTTTTTTAATTTTCCATCTTTTACAAGAAGATCAATTTTCTCCTTAATAATCTCAGGCTTGTGACGTATTAAATTAGTGGCAGCTTTAAAAGAATTGTTTGAAGGCTCAATATCTAGTACAGATGTGGTTGTCCCACTTTCTAAAGTTTGTGTTATAATGTTTGGATGAATTTTTCGAGCTCTTCTAATTCTTTCTTTAAAAGAACCTGTACCCATTTTTAAGTCCTCATTTAAATACTTAGCTGCAGCTGTAAGACTTCCATCAAAAAATTTATTTTTAAACTCTTCCATCCCTGTCAAATATTCATCATCAAATTTAGAAGCTCTCCATCTTTGTGGGACTTTTTTAAAGTCCTTTTCTTTTTGTTGAAAGTATTTTCTAAATTCATTTATAGTCTTAAAATCACGAAACATTTGTTTAGAATCAGGTGGCTCTTGATCAGGTTCTTTTCTATCAGTCTCAACTTTTTCTATTCTCTCTACAATTTCTTCTTTAGATTCATCTTTAGGTTTATTAAAAAATATATCTTTTAATCTTTTAGCACCTGCGCCAATAGCTAATGGAGGTAGTGCTGCTCCCGGTAAATCTAAAGGTTTAAAACTATCAAGGTCGGTAGGATCTTTTGTGGGGAAGCTAGGATTAAGAGTTTGAATGGCTATGCCATCTGCGGCCTTAATTCTCCCACCATCAGCTTTATCTAATGCATGAGGCTTTTTCTCCTCGAGATCCATTTGAAGATATTCTTCAAACGTCATCTGATCAGAGAAATTAGTTTGCCAATCAGCCCAGCTTCCGCCGTACTTAAAACCGGCACGTCCTCCAGCGGCTAATTGATTTTCATAATATTTATTGATATCTGGTTCCACACCATAAGTAACTGGAAATTCAGCAGGCTGACCCCCTTGTCTTCTAGACTCATCTATTAGAGTTAAATAAATATTTTTTCTACCTCTAATCCATTCCATCGCTTCTTCTTGAGAAATCGCTCCTTCCTCTACCCCTTTTGTATAAATCTTTTGCAGTTTATCTTTATAGAGATCACTATTACCGGTTCCAAAAATACCTTGCAGAAACAAATCACTTTGTTTCTTAAACATTTCTTTAGTAAAGGGTTTTTCTTTAGGGATAACGGGTCCACCGTCTTCGTATTTCTGACGCGGGCGTGTAAGATACGCCATCATCTCGTTGTACTCGTGGAGTTTCAATTTAAACTCCTAAAATATGTGCGAGTCCGCCTGAGGCTAATGTGATTTTAGTTTTGTCTTCTTCAACTAATTCTTTAACGACATCTGTCGCTGGATCAGCTGATGCAGTTCCTACTCTAAGTTCATAAAACTCTTTTAACTCATCTAGAGAATTTGGTTTACGACCTCTTTCTCTAATAAATTCTTTAACCACTTCTTCAATTCTAATTTCAGGGTTAATATTACTCGCCATGCCAGACATAGCTTCAGCTTTAAATTGTTCAAACGTCATTGGTTGCAGTCCTTGGTCCTGCATATCAATAACATGTTTTTGATATTCTTCTATTAAATGAGGATCCTCACCAGCCACTTGCATGATTCCTGATCCCTGACCCCTGACTTGTTCGCCATAAGGAATGTTTTGATCTTTCATTAATTCGATTGTACTGATATCTTCTTCACCAATTTCTTCTATCTCGTCATCACCGGTTCCATAACCATAATTAACTCTCATCATTCCTCCATTGGCCCTTTTTTGCGGGTATACTATTTCTATATTATGCCTATTTATATAATCCGTCAAGCTAACTCCTTGTTTTTTATCCTCACTTATCTCCCAAGAGTCAATTACATCTGCGTAAGTTTCAGCCATTAATAATACGTCCTTTGTGTTGGAGGAATTTTTTCCTCCACATAATCTTCTGGGTGCTGAATTAAACCACCCTGTCTAAACCTCATCACTGCTTGGGTCATACTATCGACCAAGTCATCATGATCCCCATAAGGAAATGCAGCACACTCTTCAATTACTTCTTGAGCAAACTCCATTTCTTTGGGCGCCCATATTCGGCCACTCTCAAACAGAGGTGATACCGAGTTCACTCTAGTGTGCTTATCATTGCCTTTACTAGGTGTAAAATTTATAACAGGAATACCCATCTTGCGCAACTCATAAGTTAAAGGTAATCCCGAGGCCTTAGCTTCTATGATAACTGTTTCAGGATTCCAGTATCCATATTGTTCTAGCGCAATTCTTCTTAACTCAGGAAATTCATATCTACCTTTTAGAGAATCTACTAAAATTAAATTAGGTGGGCTATCTTCATTAGGTCGAAACACTCCCCACGTAGTAATAGCGGAAAAGTCAGCGGTTTCTTTTTTCATAAACGCTGTATCATAAGATTGAATAACATGTTCAATAGTAGGTAATTCATCCTTCTCCCAAGGTTTCCACCACTCACGTTTTATTAAAGCTCCTTCCTCTGAAGTTGGGTTCTGCATATACTGTGCATTCCATTTACTTCCAGGGATGGAAGCTTTAACTCCCTCTAAATCTTTAAGGTTCCAATACTCCGGCCAAACAGGTTTTCCTGAAGGAAGGATTGCAGGGAATTCAATAACTTCCCACTGATCAGCTTTAACTTCTTTTTGGGCATTAAGTAATCTCCCTGTTAAATCTTTTTCACTCCAACGAGTCATGATTACAATAATTGATCCACCTGGTTGAAGACGTTGTCTCGGACCTGAGGTGTACCATTCATAAGTTCGATCTAAAGCGTGTGCATTCATGGCGTCTTGTTCAGAATGTGGGTCATCAATAATTAATAAATCTGCGCCCCTTCCAGTGATCGCCGATCCTACACCGGCTGCATAATACTCTCCGCCTTGAGCCGTTTCCCACTTACCTGCGGCTTGAGAATCGGGGTTAAGTCTAGTATTAAAAATTTCTTTATATTCAGGGGAGTCCATTAGTCCTTTTGCTTTACGACCAAACCTAACTGATAACTCAGTGGTATTAGTGGATTGAATAATTTTTAATTTAGGATTTCTTCCAACCATCCAGGCGGGCAAAAGATAAGAACCAAACTCAGACTTAGTGTGTCTAGGGGGCATATTAATAATTAATCTTTTTATTTTACCTTTGGCTAAATCATTAAACTTACCAGCAATTCTTTTGTGGTGGGAGCCTTCAATAAAATCTGGCCACACATGCTTAACAAATGTCAGGAAATCATTCTGAATAGATGACTGCTTTTTCTTTTCTCCATATTGATTCATCAATAAGGAGAACTGTCTTCTTACGTCAGCAGGTAATTTGTCTAGATTCTGTATAAATTTTTCATTCATAAAATTTTTTTGCAAAATTTTTTCAGGGTTATTTTGAAACCTTAGAAGGTATTTTAAGACTTTAAACCTGTAAATCAAGCCCTAAAGGGTAAAGTCTGGGACCCCTTTTAAAAAAAAAGAAAAAAGCTTAAAAAAAAATTTAAAAATTGATGGGAGGTCTGGTACCTCTATTGAAAGATGCGCGGCGCCTTATTGTTACCATTATTCATTAGCACCGCACAACCTGTGGTTGTATGCACATAATGCATACAACCTGAGCGAGACTCTTAGTCTAGTAATACCATGTATTGTTTTGGAAAATGTTTACTGAACCAATCTAATCCCTTACGTACATCTTGCCATTGTTGTAACATCTCGCTGCCTATGATTACATCATAGACTGCTACAGCAAATCTTGGTAGCATGACACTTTCGCCATTGAATCTGTTGGCGATTGAAACTTCCTCCAATGGCTCGTCGCTATAGTCCGCGCCATTGAATGGTAGCTTGATTGTCTTGTTATTGTATTGTACTGCTTTCATATTCCTCGCTTTGTTATAGTCCTATTATATCCTATAATGGAACTAATGTCAATACTTATTTTACTAGGTATTGTATTCCTTTCTAAACTCTATTGCGTCATCTTTTAAAGCAAAGCACTTATTTCCTTTTATCAAATGTTTATTAACTCTATTCAATAAGGTTTGAAGTCTAATTGTTTTGACTCGGTTGTGTTCCGAGTCAAAAATATAAATTGCGCTGTCAACTTTATCTGTCATTATGCAACCTCACTTGTAATAAAAGCTTGACCGACTGCGCATCTATAATTATTTGCGTCTAAGTCCCAATAAGTAATATATCTAATTTTATTAGTTATTTTATCTCTAACTACTTTAGATTTTTCATTCCAGCGTGCTCGTCTAGTTATTGATCTAGTTCTCTTATTGTCTTTCAACTTTTTTCTTAACTCGCCTTTATGTGTGTTAGGTCTATAAGTTATAATAAACCTAGTCCCAATCTGTAATGTGTTTTCAATTTTCATAGTTTCCTTTAGTTGTTATTGATTAAAGTTTATGTAATTTCTAAAATTTATATTTTTAAAGTAGTCTTTGTTATCTTTAGAATACATATACATATATTCATTGGGTTTATTTAAACCTTTAGATTTAGCATTCTCAAATGCTTTGTTACTATCTCTTTGGTACATTTCATTATTTGTCATATTTCTCGCTTTCTGTTATGTATGGGATTATATACTATAACCCCATACTTGTCAATAGTTAATTATGCTCTATTGCTTTTGGTTGCTCGTGCCATGAAACCCCAATAAATTTCGTCATAACCTTATTAAGACTTTCAATCAAAGTTACTGGCGCTTCACTTTCCATGATCGTATCTAAAGACACTCTTTTAATTTGCTTTAATTTAGCAAGTTGCTTGCCCTCTGGTCTTTTTTCTATTTCTCTTTCAGCAAGTGATTTAGCCCAAGCTCTTATTTGCTCGTTACAATCTTCTAATGTGATTTTATCATCATTATGTCTGTAAGAGTTCTTATCAAAAGTAGAACTTAAGTTTTCCTTCATATCCTTTGTAGTCGCTTTCTTCTCAAAGAAACTTTGTGCTGAAGTCTGCGCCTTTGTCAGATTTTCTTCAGCAAATTTCAAAGCATCAATGATTTGTTGTGCACCTATTTTTACTGCAAGTTTTTTACTTGCCTTGCTAGTCGCTTCAGTTGTAAATTGTTTGACTAACAATTCTTGTTCTTCAATTAAAGGATTTAGAGTTCTTTTAACTTTGTCTCTAAAATGCTCTAACTGATATTTTGTCATTTGTGGCATATTATATACCTCACTTTCTATTTGGGATATTATAGGATAAATAAGGCAGAATTAAGGCAAATTAAATAAAAAAATAAATTCAACCTCTAGTTGCATGAACCTTTACTAGCCCGCCCACTCCACCCTTATATTATATAGGATAACTTAGGATAAGTCAAGAACATTTTTGTCGCAGGCGCTCAACTGCAGGTAGAAAAAAAATTAATTATTTTTGTATTTGTCTAATTGTTGCCACAATCCTATAGTATCCTAATGGCATGAGTGAAAATAAAGATAGATTTTTTATAATTGAGAAAAGAAGCTGGAGACATGGTTCTCCGAGATACTCAATTATGAAAGACAAACATTTTGACTTAACTGAAGCCACGAGAAATCTATTGGCGCTTGAACAACTGAATGATGATAAGGACATAACTTATTTTCTGGAACTTGTTAAAGGTGAGCCTTTAAAACTTGTAGAAGAAGTTAAGGAAAATGGCAAAACAGAAGAAATGCCATTTTAAATAGAATTTAAGGCGGCCTACTTGTTTAGATGGCCGCCTTAAACATGGGATCAGCTGGATGGAAGAGATCTGCTAAACTTGAATGGCTTTGATCAAGCTTAATGATAAAATTTCAAGATTAAAGATTTCCGGAAGCGTTCGAACCTTTCCAGCCTGATCCCTGATCACTGGTTGAAATAACCTGTACTAGTCTGCCATGAAGATCTGGCGGGCCAGTGATCTGGGATCAGTAACAGGTAATGTAGGTGAGTAATCATTTACACCCACTGTTTTGGAGAGGATCTCTCCATTTTTTATTGGGCATTAAATCCTGTACTGATCCCTGATCCTATTTTAGCATCTGGCGGGACGCCGCATGTGAGGTCTAGTAGGATCTGGGATCAGTAGTCATAAGCTTCGCGAGAGTCTAACAGCGACGGTTGTTATTCACCACTAGAAGGGGAGCGAATGCGGTCTTTTAGGACATTGACTACTGATCAAAAAATTATGAGTACTAAATATAAAGTAAAACTGAATAAACTAGGAGAAATGATTAATAGTCTCTTAATGAAAGTAACTGATAAAAAAGAAATATATAATGATGTCTTGAAGCTACGAGAAAAACTTGATGAGATATGCGGTTTGGTTAAGCAAGATAAATCAATTAGTCCCAAACAAGTAAAATATTTTAAGGCTATGGCATTTAAGGAAAACTTTAAAAAATAATATGAGTATAATTTGGAAAACAGGGTTAGCGGCGGAGCGAGCGCGGCACAACCTGAAGTTGAAAAATAAAAAAAAAAAAATAAAAAAGCGGCCAGCTTCAAGCTTCAAGCGCCTTAAAATGAACACAATTATATTATAGGATACTTTAGGATTATGAAAACATCAGAAGCACTAAAAATTGTCGGCGGATTGTCCAAGCCAAGCAAGATGCCTGGATGGGCTTACGGTATACCCGCGAAGGAATGCAAAACGGGATCTAAACTTAGACAGGTGAAGGACAGCGTTTGTTATAATTGTTACGCATTAAAAGGCTGCTATGTATTTAAAGTAGTTCAGGACGCTCAGTACCGGAGACTAGAAGCAACAAAAAGTCCGCTCTGGGTTGGCGCAATGGCGCTGTTGATCAATTCAAAAAAATCAAAAGAATTTAGATGGCATGATTCAGGCGATGTTCAAGACGAAGCGCACCTTGTGAAAATTTTTGCTGTTTGTAAATTGACTCCAGATGTTAAGCACTGGATGCCAACTCGGGAAGCCTGGGTCAAGCACTTTTTGCCAGAATGTCCGGGCAATTTAGTAATTAGATTTTCCATGCCGATGGTTGATCAGGCAGCAGCTGGCGGCTGGGACAATACAAGTACTGTAGTTACGAGCGGGCGCACTTGTCCAGCTCCTGAGCAAGACAACGCCTGCGGTGATTGCCGCGCATGTTGGAATAAGGAGGTGAAAAATATTGCATATGGCAAACACTAAAAAAATTAAAAGCGGCGATCTATTGCCCTGGTTCATTCAGGATCATGACACACTACCGCAATGGTATCTTGACGACTGTAAAAAATTTTTTAATTGGTTAAAGACCCAACCGGGAAAGTACCCTGAATTAGAGCATCAAGCCAGGAAGAAATTAAACTAATGCCCAGGCCAATTAAAAATTTTCTCACGCCTCAATGGTGGAAAGAGTTTCAAGACATGCAGCTTCAAGCTGCAAGCTCCAAGCAGAAGCGTCAAGCTTCAAGCCACAAGCGGAAGCGTCAAGCCGTGAAACCAGAACCTAGTTCAGGTTCTCAAAAGTCCTGACGCAAGCTTCAAGCCCCAAGCAGCAAGCATCAAGCTTCAAGCCAGAAGCATCAAGCTCCTTGATAAACTTTCCCTCATAAAGTTTTACAAGGTTAAGGCTGAGGGCCTTAACCATAATAAATGAGTGGTTCGGATGTTTCACGTGAAACGCGATTTGATGTGGGGAGAAGCTAACTGTGTTTCCCCTAGTGACCTTAAGCTCTACGGTAAAAAAGTGGCCATTACAATTATAACCCAATAGATCAGGAGTACCGAATGCAGCACTATTTTCAAGCCTTGTCCAGCTAATTGATGTTGAATTTTTTTTGAGATCATACCAAAGTTTACGTTCTGGTTTCACTACTACACCTCTTTATATTGTCAAGAAAGTTTTTTTATAACTGAACCCATTCTCCACTTCTCTCTATCAATTTTTAATAGAAGTCTGTGAGTCTCTCGTGTTCCTACAATCTTATTTTCCATCAAATCAATTCCAACGATATCATAAAATTCACCGTTGGGGAGGATCACCTGAACGCGTGCGTTCTTGGACACCTCACCTTTTAAAAATTTATCTAATGCTTGTCTTAATAACTTTCCGGTAAACATAGGTTGCAATATAGACTAAGTTGTACTATATTTCAAGTATGATTAAAAAGGAGCAATGGGATGGTAAATCTAGAATTCCCACCAAACAATACAAAGAAAATTACGACAAGATATTTAAAAAGGAAAAGACTCTATCTGAAATGTTAGAAGAGGGATTTGAAAAAGAGCAAAGAGATCAAGGTGTCGAATGGGCACAAAAGAAAAAAGAATAATGGGACTACCTAAAAAACTTACTGAACAACAAATGAGATTCTCTTACGAATTAATAACCAATGAAGGAAGAAAGACGGCAACTGAATGTGCTATTGATGCAGGGTTTAGTAAAGACTCCGCGAGACAATACGCCAGCAAATTACAAAATCCAAAACTCTACCCGCTCGTAGTTAAATACATAGGTGTACTCCGGGAGGAGTGGCAGAAAAAATACGAAGTTACTTTTGATAGACACATTGGAGAACTAGGAAAAATTAGACAAGCAGCTCTCAAGAAGGGAGCCTGGTCGGCGGCGGTCAATGCGGAAGTTGCTCGAGGAAAGGCAGCTGGTCTGTATATTGAGCAGAAGATAATAAGAACTGGCAAACTAGAAGACATGTCAACAGAAGAGCTAGAATCAAGAATGAAAACCATAATTGAGGATTATTCCCCAATTCTAGAAGGTGTATCAGTTGAAGAACTGAAAGAGAAAGTAAGAGAAAAACCAGAGTTACAATATATTGTCCCTCCACAACATAAAAAGAAGTCACACTAAAATTCTCTCCATTTTGACTATACATCCCTTAGGAAATATGTTCCTATCTGAGAATGAAACATCTTTTTCTTCATATGAAGCAAATGTCCAGACAAACTTGGCACTTCTTTTGTAAATGTATGCATGTGTTATCATTTTGCTGCATTCGAATTTATCAAATTCTTCTAGTGTCGCATGGCCTGCGTCCCCGGTTATGTCGACCCAAGAAATCTTATAAAAATAATAAGTCTTAGGACCAATCTTGACGTGGCGATACTTTGATTTCTTATTTCTCATAATTCTTCCATAGGGGTTATATTACCTAAACAAGGTATTTGTAAAAACCTTTTTCTACACGCGCGTAGGGACTTTGTCACTACGTGAAGCAGCTTGTAACAGCATTGTAGCAGACGATTATTCACTAGTACCAACACTTTTAGTCCATTGTCCCATTGTAACAACATTCTCCAGCTTTTTTATTTTTTTTTTTCTAAAAAAGTATTTCAAACTACTATGGGTCCTGGTGCCTGATGCGTGATTCTTCCATATTTACCCACTCTTTCTAGCCATCTATACATAAATTGCCTAAATTCCTCACCCGTTGCAACATACCTCAGGACTTGCCCGCCCTTAACGCTAATTAGAATTACTCCAGAATCTATCGCCGTGCCATAAACATAGTTGTGCGCCATCGCGTACGCCGCGCATTGAATAAAATAATCATCAATCCATTGTCGCTTTTTAAATTTATTACTTTGTTTAAAATCAATAATAGACTCCCGCCCATTATATACTCCCACAACGTCGGAGGCGCCCGCATACAAACCCGGGTAGTATAGCGGCATTTCCAGGCCCCATACCTCTGTGAGAGGGTGTAAATGGCCTTCATCGATGATGTTTTGGGCCATGATGCCTGCTTCTTTACCCAACTCACTTAAATCCATGTGATTCTCACCCTTAATAAATCCTTCTAATATTCTATGCATAATTGTTCCTCTCGCGGCGGCATCATCACGTACTTGGTCTGCCTTTTTTTCGCCTAATTTCTGCCTCCATTTGGCCAGATTTGCTTCACTCTCAGCAGATCGTGTCGCGCCGAGAATAGTTGTCACCGATGGCAACTTCTCGTTGTTAATGTCATAGACTCTACCATTTGCAGAGTCGACTCTCTTGATTGTTTGATAATTAAATTTGGGTTTCCCGTTCCATATTGGCATGTCTATACTCCTTTAAGTTGACAATATTATTTTTTTTTAATTTCTCTTTCGAGTAATGAGCTATTATTTGATTTATTTTTGGTAGTTTAACATGAACATATGGCCAAAGTAAGCGGGCGACATAGTAAGCATCGCGGTGAGAACAACGCCAACGCCATTGTTTCTTTCTGCCGACAGGAACTTTTCTTGGGCCAGACGATCCGCAGCCAGTGAACTCATGTACCCAGCGAATGATAGACTGATCCGTCATGGCAATCTCCATTCTAATTACCCAGATATTATGAGTAGGTTTTCCTTTTCTATTGTGTCTAACTTGTTTAGTTTGTTTGTAGTAAACCGAGCCTTCCCCATCAAAGAGGCCAGCTAGATAAGCTACATCACTTTCTCTTAACATATTTTTTCCTTTCTTTAATACTATTTTGTAAGTCGTCACTAAAAGAATCAAAAGGGCCTCTATTTCTTTTCTCGGTTTGTCTCACTGATTCCTTATAAGATTCTTCTAATTCTTTTTTCTCTTTCTCAGCTTCTTCTAAGAAGTCTTTCTTATGCTCCCACTTGGTAATAATATTACTAATCTGTTGGAAGGGATAATTACGCGCCACCATATCATTACGATAAGCCTTAAGTTCTTCTATTAATTGTTTTGTTTCATCGTTCATTTCTTTTTCTCCAAACATATTTTTTTGTCTCCTACTTCTATTGTTTTAAATCCAAATGTTTCTAGACAATACGCAATAATACTCATGTCATAAGCCTGGATGTCATCAAATATAAATCGAGTGCCTATTCTAGATCTTTGTCCAAAAAAGACAGTTTCTTCCATAACTTTTTCTGTAGTGTGAGGACCATCAAAAAATATTAAATCATAAGTATTAATTATTTTTTTCTTACCATTTTTATAAATTGGAACGCCTCCACCAAACGCATTAAAATATTCTGTGTCTTCTAATTGAAACAATGTAAAGTTTTCATGATATTTAAAATCACTAAAAAAGTTTTGTTTCATGGAATTAGGATATGTGGGAATCTTTGGAGTACCATCTTCGTTCACTAACCGTTTACCTTTAAAGTCTGTCCAGAATATTGTTTGTCCTTTTGCATCAACAACGCCTTGCTTATCAAGATGTTTGTAAAGTAAATCTCCATATGGATCGATACCAATGTGAAAATGATTTCTATCTTTCAACATCTCCATGATAATATTACTACTGTAACCTTCACGAACACCTATCTCTACAGTAAGATAAAAGTCTTGAGGTCTTAATTCTTTAGTCCATCTAGCTAAAAAATTATACTCGCTACTATCCCCTTTAATCATATTAAGTCTGGTTTATTTTCCTCAGATCCTCTTCGAATAACTGCTAATAAATTTTCTAATTTATCAATGGTATCCTTTAATAAATATATTTCCTTCCCGGCACGCCTACATGTGGCTTGCAGGAATTTTTTCTGTCCCTGTAGACTTTCAATTTGTTGGGTCAGGTTTTGATGCGCCATTTTCCCCCACTTCTATTTCCCCTTGGTTGTTGCATGTTTGACAATCTACCCATGCTTCTTCTCTTGCTTCTTCATAAGGTATACGAAGAAATCCGTTACCTTTACATTTGTCGCAAATTTTCTTCACCATATTTCCTTTCAAAAAATTTATGAGCTTTCATCCTAACATAGAGATGATCGAAGCCAGCGTACTGGCACACCATCATGAAATCTCGATTAGGTTCTAGAAACCATGCTCGTGCAGATTCGGCGTAGTGGCCTTTAGCAATTCCATAGTTTTTATCTTTCCAATGTTTCCCAAGCGCATCCTCTAACGCAACAATTAAAACATTCCGCCAGAGATTTTGAATAGGATCTTTGGTCTCCCCAAGATGGTTAAGACTTTTTGGAAAGAGATTTAATTTTGCCATTTAATTTCTTTGCTTTCTCATCTACTAACATTCTTACAACTTGGGCCCTACTTAGAGTGATCCCTGGTGCCAGAATCTGGGCTAACTTATCTATTTTGCCATAACAACCATGATCGACTGCTAGACTTTTATATTTACTTATATCTGTCATTTGTATATCCTTTCTTTTTATTTATATATAAACATATAGGATATTTATATCTTTTTTACAAGAGTTGTCAATGAAATTATTTTTAATAGTAGCAATTTGTTCGGGGATTACTCAACAGTGTATGATACCACCCGGCTATCCTACCCTAAAGAGTGACTATTATACCTGTATTAAAGAGGGAATACTAGAATCCCATGAGGTGTTATTTGAAAAGAGCTATTTTAAACCTGAAGCTATTGTCGCCAATAGGTTGTATCCTAAATTCACGTGTGAAAAATTGATTATTCCTAAGGAAAAGCCAAACTCTAAACTAGAGCGGGATCTGTAGACTATTTTTTATTTTTCATAGCCACGTTACAGTCTACACAACTAACTTTATAACTACTGTGTTTTTTACAGTGACCAATATTGTCCCAATAACCTTCGTTTTTCACTGGAGCAGTAATTCCCCAGGAATTAGGAACTGATTTTGTGTCAGGTGGGCATTTACATTGATTTATGCCAAAAATTTTACAAATAATGTTTTTAAAAAATTTCATCTTCCTCCGTGTTTTAACTGTCTTTTCCTATTTTTATTTAGACTCTTTGTGTGGCGGCCAGGCCTTTTCTTAGGCGTTTGTTTATGATATAAATTTACACCGAATTGTGCTTTTTTAGCCATTCTTTTTCTTTTTCAGATATTTCCAGGTAGCGGATGCTTCCATTAACATGTTGTTTAGTATCATAACCACAATTAGTACATCTATAGAATTCAGAAACAATTGCAACCAATATCGTGTGAGCTTTACAATTTTCACACACTCCATGGACAGTATCTATTTTAGAAAAACTAAAGGTATCAAATATATCTTTTTTATTTGACATAACGATCTGTACTGAGCCCAAGTATAGGTTTATATTCTGTTTTACCTGAATCATTTTTAAAAGCTATTAAGTATTCTTTTCTATTTAAATTAATTTCTGGATTATAACTACAGTGAATCCACCCCGAGTTTGGTTCACCTGGTTTGTAATACTCGAGAATCAATTGATCAAACATTAGGTTCTCTTTGATCCAATCACTAACCTTATTATTTTCTACACCAAAGATTTCAAAATCTGCCGCCTGCCCCTTACAGTGTTGCGATTTGCTTGAGCTGCCTATTTTTTGCGACAAAATTGGATCGCGGAATCCCGACGAGATAGTTACTACATCATCGAAGTGATCACGCACCGGTTGAAGGACACGTTCACAAAGTAAGCGGAGATTTTCTGTTTGATCTTCGTTAGGACTATTGTTAAGGCCCATACGTTCTGCTGTCTGAGACTTAGTAAGTTCTGCTAAACTAAAGTTCTTGCTTAATTTCATTTTTATTACCCTTCCTATTATACTTCTTTTTATTTTTAATTACACGCATTTTATATTTGGGATTCTGTAGTTCAATTGCTATGGGGTTCTGTTTAACTCTTGGTCTATTTTTTTTCAAGAAATAATAATAATGTTGTTTATTCAAGGATTATTTTTTTAATGGATTTTTCACCCATATAAATCTCTGTCTCAGCCTTACACTTTATGCATTTATACGAAACAGTTTCACTATACTGTCTCTCCGCGTGGCGCTTGCCGCGTAAACATAATCCCATTGAGGGCTGGATACGGTGTTCTTTAATCTCTCCGTTTACAAACATCAGCAGGGCAAAAACAGTCTCGATCATTTTTAACTAAACCCCCACCAAATTAAAAATATAGGTATAACAATATGTTCAAAAATTTCATAGAGACATATCAACACTAAAAGCCATGTAAAGAAAATACTGGTTTTAGATTTTTTAGTTAAGTACTCAAACAGCCTTACATGCCATGTAGTTATTTTCTCTGTGATTTTTAATAGACATTCTTTCACTCTGTTCTCCCATTTTTATAGTGGATTTCTCTGTTAGCATCTTTTAATTCTTCTATATCTTCTAACACTTTATCCATTTGTTTTCTTAAAAATTCGATATTAACTTTATTTAAAGACATAGAGTCAATATGTTTCTCTATCTTCTCGGTGGTCTTATAAAGATCCTCGATCATCATGAATTGCTCGGAATCTGCAGGAAGCGAACCTAATTGACCCCGTGGCCATTTGATTCTAAACTCTGTATTCTCAATTAAATCTTTTTCCATTAGTTCTACTGTAGTTGAAATTTTGTTTTGGGTTTCAATGATGCCGAAATAAGCCCAGGTGCCGATCGCGACGAGGGCGATCAAACTGGCAACCGTCTTCATCGGCATTTGTACAGCTGCTTCTTCGGAAATTTTTAGTGCCATTAGTTATAACTATACCCCGTGTTTCCTGATTCAAGTTTCTCGAATAGTTTTTTATGTTGGTCCATAATTTCTTCATCAGAGTCCATCATCTTATCCATTTTATCTTCTAGTTTTAAAACTTGTGCTTGAAGTGTATGTACTTTATCTTCATGTACTGCCTGGATAGTAGATAATTCAAATGTACGAGAAAGACTCCAACCAGCTAAAGCTAATAAAATACCAACCAGCATTGTCATTAATTTTTCAATCATGTTTCCATCTCCAAGTTTGAGTGATAAATCTTTTTTCGGAAAGCTTATCGTTCTTAGAATCTGTATCGGTTGTACCATACTCCATCTTAGTTTCATAGGGTATCATTTGATGACTACATCCCGATAAACCTATAAAAATAAGTATAAATATTATAATGATAATGGCCCACTTCTCCCATTCATTATGAAATAGTTTCATTAGGCATTAATCCTGCTTTTTCTTTTTATTTTTTTTCTTTCGTTTATTTTTTTTCTTATCTGCTTTGATATCTTGCAGGGTATTCCACACAGCTTCTTCCATATCTTTTTCAATTTGGATGATCTTCTCTTTGACCAAGACCATATCCTGGGAGAGTGAGAATGTACGACTAAGAGTCCACCCGCCGAGTGCGAGAAGACATGCGAGTAACGCGGTGATGAGTTTTTCATTCATATTATTTATTTGGTAAGCAACTTTTTAACCAATTCGCAACTGTTACAAATGGCCAACATATGAATTTCCAGACTTTTTTAATTATCTCTGATGGAAACGACATAAAATTACCTACAGGTTGTGTAGCTTCTTCAACTATAACTCCATGAACGTGACCACAATGTGGACACTCTCTTTTAGTATTGTAGTCTGCTAACACAAATCCTGTGTTACAATTATTACACTTCATTTTTTTTCTCCTCAATTTCATAAAAGAAGTTATCGGTGTTTTCTGTTCTCCACTTCCTACTATCTTCTACGTTCCAATCACTTGTTTGTACTTTCCAATCCGGAACTTCATCATTTACTGTAAATGAGGGTATGTCCCATAGTATTCGATTGTTTGGCTGGGCGGCATAGTTGCCGTCATCTAGAGCCAATATGTGTGCACACTTATGTTCATGTGAAATTTCTGAATGATCGGTATCTACTATATTACTCTCTGGGTGGGCCCAGTCAACCGTAAATAAATATTTTCCTGGGTGGGTCTTTTGGTCCTTACCAAAGTACTTACCAGCTTGGCCATCTAAAATGTCATAAGAAGTAACAGCAGGATAATAACTAAAACAATTCCATAGCTGAAGTTCATCAAGCCTACGTTCAGGAACCTCTTTTTCTTCAAATCCTCTTTGAATGAATGCAGAGATTGGTAGGCGGTAGAAGACTGCACCATTTTCCATAATTGCGTGGAACAGAATCGGACGACCAGTAATCGAAGCCATCCCGAATATAATACAATCTTCAACTTCGCCATGATGATCTTTAAGATCATAGAGATATTCTCTCCTGATCTGTGCATACGTCACAGGTATATTTGCATTCAGATATGCCATGCATAAATTAGTTTACTAAATTAATTAATATAATAATTCCAATAACTATACCGATAGTTATTTTTTTATGAGCTACTGCTAGTGCCCATACTTCTTTTAATTTGTCCATAGTTCCTCCTATTCAATTGAACCCCAATTTGGTCCGGTCTCGCAGTCTACTTTATTTGGTAGTGCTAGGTCAACCGCATTCTCCATTATCTTTTTAATTTTATCTTCATTACCATCAATAGATATATCAAGTTCATCATGTACTTGTATATGTGGGGTAATACCTTC